GGCCAAGCAAGTTGGCGATGCGCTCCGAACTTATTTCTTGGTTCTCACCATCACAGAAGTATTTTTGTTCTGTTTTCACCTGTTGAGCAGGGAAGACATTTCAAACTTACTCACCGTAGAGGCAGTTCGCGTGATACTCGCTGTCCTTGGAATTTTTGGAGTATCATATATTGAGGAGGCACTGAGCATAGTCATTGCCCTCTCGTCTCTAGTCACTGGCATTTCTGTAACGACTTCCATTCTCACAGGGGAATTTGTCATTGGACTATTGATTCCAACGTCAGTCACGTTGATCTATTGGCTGATAGTTTGTTGGCTCGCGATCATGGGCCACTACTATGCACCACTCTTCGGAATGAATAAGCATGTTTATCATATCAAAGAAATTTTTGATATTGAACCCGAAGATCCGGCTGTCAGAGCCGATGCGCAGTCACTAACGGCTGGGAAGCATACCAGACCGATCTATGCTAGAGTCATGTTCCATACGGAAACACGATTTTTCAAAGGTTGGTATGGTAAGTTTTTCAGTTGGCATGTGTGCAGCAAGAAAGTTACTTTGAATATTTCCATGGAATTGGCACTTCAGTTGATGGTACCAAGATGCACTGGATTGGAGTATTCCGACGAGATGATAGGGAATTCAATCGCCGCGATGGCCAAAGCCACACATTCAGTTTGTGTAGATCGAAGCTTTGCTGCCTTCACCGGGGTCTTTGAGCACACCAAGTGCTTTGCTTATGCATTAGTTCGTTCGATGCATGGCCACCTCGAGAAAGTACCTTTTCCCCGCACCTCTCCGACGCACGCACAATGATGTACGGTTACCGACTTGGTGAAGTTGAGTTGCCAGCATGGAGTGAAGTGAAACCCTCATTTCGTATAGATTTGAAGAATCCGCAAAATTCCGTTGAACGGAAGAGTCCCGTTGCGGTTTCCATGGGTCCACACTTGCATGCAGCAGCTTTACCTCATCCGGATTTAGGTGATGGTATGACATTGGTCGGGGGGGTACTCAAGAGATTCGCGTTTCAACCGAGCCAAGCAGAGAAGGGAATACTCGATGAATTAGGGAAATTTGTCGAGGAGACCATCCTTCCGCGCTTGACTCCGCTGGTCCCTGAGTCGGATACTTCATTTCATTCCTGGGTGAAGAACACAAACTATCCAGAGTGGAGACGTGGGGAGCTTACGGACGTCTACACTAAGC